TGGGGTAAAGTGTAATGCTCTATCTAATTTCATACTGGTACAAACTCATGCCTACAATTATATGATCCGGCATCTGTAAAGGTTACCTTTTTACCGCCAATCGGTGCAAGAGCCTCAATCTCTGCAAATGTAAATCCTTTATTATTTTGGGAGTTACCTAATACACTTTTGCATATTTCTCTGGTCTTGTTATCATCCGGGCCAACATATTTAAACCTCTGTTGATCATCGCCCTCAAATGCTTTTTGTGTTGTGGTTCTAAATAACTTACTCACCGCATCTCCTGTGGCTACTCTTGATTGAGCAATCCTTGCAGTTCCAGAGAAATCTCTTTCAATCCTTGCTGATATTTCATTGATAGATTCGCCTGTCAATAATCCTCTAAACACTTCTTTTTTTAGTTGCTTAGATAGTTCTCTATTTTCAGATACCAATGAATCCAATTCTAAGTCCATAATTAACTGCAACGATTCAAGATTAACAGCACCAATATCAACTCCAAACGTACCAGCTTTCTTTAATGTATCAGCTACCTCTTTATTCAAACCTCTTTCAAAGTCTTTTACTATCTTGTCGTATCCTAACCGCTTTGCCTCTTCAAAGAAATCTAATGATCTAGATAGCTCTATGAGTTCACTATCTGATAATGTTTCTAATCTAGGTAACAATCTATTAACCTTTTCAACTAGCTTTGTTTTAACGTCTGCTAGATCATCATAATATTTATCTACAAAGCTACTCACCTAATAACCCATCTAATATACTTTGAGGTTGCTCTGCTACTTCTTCGACTAATCTTTCCTCTTCAATTTCTTCAAACTTACTTTCTAGCTCATCCTCTGTAATGTCTGGATTAAAAAACTTATATAAATCCCTTTTTGTCATAAGGCCATTGTCCAACATGAATTGGAGCTTGTCTTTTTCTTGTGGCCATTCTAAAGGCATCTTGCTTTCTTCAAAGTCTACTGCATAAGACTCATCGAACACTCTCCCAGTATGCACTTCTAGTATCTTCCGATCAATCTCGTATCGCATTTGCTCAAACTCTTTGAATAAAGGAATATCAGCCTCTCTAGCCTCTTCATTTTCTAGGTTCATAATCTTCAATGCAATACCAGATGGGGGCGATGTACCTTGAGCGAAGTTTATACTAAGGGAGTGATTTTGCGCTGTGATAGTTAGATACTCTTTTATCCCTTGGATCATCGCTGGTATATTTGAAGGAGGGGCAATATAAGATAGATTCGCCCCCTCTGGTAAACTGATTAATCTATCTATACCAAACTTTATATTAGGAATTTCTGTATCAATCCCTGTCATAACAGGAGAGCCAGTTTGATACCTTATTGCTAACATTACTTCGGTAAATCCTATTGAGCAATTAACCGCACATCGTACAACGTCACTTGCATTATAAGGAAACATTATGCGAGATATTGGGTTGAGTCCATAAATATTTATCATGTCTGGATTATTTTCAATCGGCTTGATCTTTTCATCCGATGTAAAGATAAAATGTAATCCCGGCTCCCCATCTCTTTCTTCACTAAAGAAATAAAATTGCCTGTTACCCCTTGCATCTTTGCCAACTTCATACGAATAGCCAAAAGGAATAGTTTCCCCTTCATAGTAATATTCTTTTACATTAGGGAGTATATCATATTCAATACGTTGCTTTCTTTCATTCCATTTACTTCTCACATGGATCATCCCTAGAGTCCATGCTAACTCTGATGCAGTTCTTAAAGTAGAATCAAGATGGTATGTATATTCCTTATATTCATCAGCCATCTCCCCATTGATAAATCTTCTAGGCGGAGCTTTGTAAAGCATCATTCTAGCCCTTGCGAACTTTGGCAAGACTCGTAAAAAGGTTATAGGAATCTGCGAAAGAGTATGACCGGGAAAATAAGGATCAATATGAGAATCAATATTTCTATTATAATAAAAATCTAGAGCAGTTTGTTTCTTTGCATACTCATCCTCTAAAACCATATCTTCAGCTTTCCTTACTGAATCTATTACTGCCATTCTTCCGAGGTTAGGGATCGTTAATTTATCATGAAATTCCATATCTACCACTCTACACTTACAGGCATACGATTTACGATTGGATATTTATAAGCGATATAATATGAACAAGCATCAAACATATGCGTTAATGCTATATCACTCTTATCAATTTTTCCATCTCTTGATCGTTGCACTTGTTCTAAATCTTTAATTAAATAAATACATTTCGGATCAACTGTCATTCTTACTTTATTATTGGCATCTTTCAACATACGATTTAAGGCGTTCAATCTATCTATAATTGGGGGATTCGCTTTTTTTGCTAATACTTGAAATCTAAAGTCTCTAAGTATCTGATGATCTGATTTGTTGCTTGTTGTTGATCTAGCTGATCCAGCACTATCTGGATATACAAGTACACCCGGTGCTATTCTATTCATAGCTTTCGCCATCTCTTCAGTATTACTATTGGTTTGCCTTATCTCATCAAAGTAATGTATCGTACCATTAGAATACTCACATCCTAAAACTGCGCTCATATAATCAACATTAAAATCCATCCCCCAGAATAAATTACTTGATAGTTGTTGTGCTTTCTTTACATGGATTGATCTATCAAAGTTGTATGCCGCTCTGTTTCCTGTTGTTTCAAATGATGCCATAAATTCAGTTTTAAAAGCTCTTTCATCCATCATTGACTTAGCTTTCTTGATTTCTTCTTTTGGTACATAACCACCATCTAAAGTGGTATATTGCCAAGATTTCCAATCTGGATTATCGCTTTGCCCTCTTAGGTAAGCATCATATAAATGATCGTATCCATTAGGTGTACCAATAAACAAAGCATCTCCATCTGTTGTGGTAAGCATAGGATAAATGATCTCTTCCCATACTCTTGGTTTGATATAGCTATATTCTTCTAGAACAGCCATCTGGATACCAGCACCACGAAGGTTATTCTCTTGCTCCGCCCCCTTAATAGCAATCTCTGCATCATTCGGCAATTTGATCGCAAGTTCTGATTCGTTGATCTGGCATTTATAATCTCTAAAGACTTGTCGCATAAGTTTCCATGTTGTTGCTTTGCCTTGTCTGTATGTTGGTGTAATGATCCACCGCCTCTCTCCAGATTGTATTTCTTTGCTTAAAAGCCATATTAATGAAAGATGAGATTTCCCAAACCTTCGCCCAGCTACTAACACCTTTCGCTTTGCTTTGTGCTGTATAATCTCTTTTCGCTTCTGATCTATTTTCCAATTAACCAAATACTCTTTTCATCAAACTTTTGGGAACTTTCTTTCTAGCTTTGTATAGCCTTTGCATCCTTGCCAAGTCTCTACCTCTTTGGGATCGTTTGCCCCCTTTAACGCCAGAGAGATATTTCTTCGGCACACTCTTAAATCTTTTATCTTTTGCAACTCTTCTAATCTTCATCTTCTTCTTTTTCTTTCCATCCTTACAAGGTCTGGATCATGTTTAATCGCTTTCCTACCTTTGGCAATCTTTATAAATGAATTAACTCTTGCACTTGCCCAGCTAGATGGAGTTTGCCCCGGTCTTGTTCCAGAACCAACTGCCGCTCCCAAGCCTCTGCGATATACTTTGAATAATGATGTAGGTCTTATTTTATTTTTCCTTGCTAATGCAGTTAATCTTTTTTTTACTGATGCTGATAATGTTGCCATTAATCAATGCTTAGTATTTTGATTGGTTCGGTCTTAAAACTTAACTCCCTATGTTCTTTGCTTTTTCCCTCTGTTCTATCAGCTAATTCTTTTGCCGCCTGTACGTTTCCATCCATAGCTTGTTTGATCTGCCCTATAATTACCGCATGGCGAAATGATTTATCCGCTTCAATATTTAATCTTTTTGTACTCCCATCTGTCATTTTCATTTTAATATTAATCTCATTAGAATTAAGTAGCTCATTAGCTATATCCGCCCAAGCATTCCCTTTCTTTGGCCTACCTTTTGGATTACCAGATTGCCCCTTCTTCCAGCCCTTACCTTTGAGGTTATCAATTCGGTTGAACTTAGATTGCTTATCAACCTTCGACACGCTCAACTCTTTTTGCTTTCTTACCAGTAAACTCTTCCCATCTTTTTACTATTACATCACAATAATGTGGATCAAGCTCCATACCATAACATTTACGATTAGTTTTTT